GCTACAGCTAAGCAAAAAAATATCATCACCCTGTTTAATAATCTCTTTTCCAGCGGTTTTCATCTGGTGGAGACCATTTCCTTTTTAGATAGGAGTGCTTTGTTGGACAAGCAGTGTATGACTCAGATGCGCACGGGCTTGTCTCAAGGGAAATCATTCTCAGAAATGATGGAAAGTTTGGGGTTTTCAAGTGCCATTGTCACTCAGCTATCCCTAGCTGAGGTTCATGGGAATCTTCACCTGAGTTTGGGAAAGATAGAAGAATATTTAGATAATCTGACCAAGGTCAAGAAAAAATTAATTGAAGTAGCGACCTATCCTTTGATTTTACTGGGATTTCTTCTCTTAATCATGCTGGGGCTACGGAACTACCTACTACCACAACTGGATAGTAGCAATATTGCCACTCAGATTATCGGCAATCTGCCACAAATTTTTCTAGGCATGGTAGGGTTTGTTTCCGTACTTGCACTTTCAGCACTCACTTTCTATAAAAGAAGTTCGAAGATGCGCGTCTTTTCTATCTTAGCACGTCTTCCCTTTCTTGGAATCTTTGTGCAGACCTATTTGACGGCCTATTACGCGCGTGAATGGGGGAATATGATTTCGCAGGGAATGGAGTTGACGCAGATTTTTCAGATGATGCAGGAACAAGGTTCCCAGCTTTTTAAAGAAATCGGTCAAGACTTAGCTCAAGCACTCCAAAATGGTCGCGAATTTTCTCAAACTATAGGAACCTATCCTTTCTTTAGGAAGGAATTGAGTCTCATCATCGAGTATGGGGAAGTCAAGTCCAAGCTGGGGAATGAGTTGGAAATCTATGCGGAAAAGACTTGGGAAGCCTTTTTTACCCGAGTCAACCGCACCATGAATTTGGTGCAGCCGCTGGTTTTTATTTTTGTGGCTCTGATTATCGTTTTACTTTATGCGGCAATGCTCATGCCCATGTATCAAAATATGGAGGTAAATTTTTAACATGAAAAAAATGATGACATTCTTGAAAAAAGCGAAAGTGAAGGCTTTCACACTTGTGGAAATGTAGGTTACTAAAATTATTTATATTTTCCAATTGATAACAATGTCCTCAGCTGTTACCTGAACCTTGTTTATAAGCCCTCTAACAAGTACCTTTTGATTTTCGTAGTCCATTGAAAAGACTTTCTCAGCGTTTAGCAGCTCCCTCATATCAGCCTTTCTTTTGTCTTTCCTGAGCGCTGGATCGTTTTCCAGTTCAGCTTCAAGAGTTCCCCTCATGCTTATAAATTCGGCTGACTTGCTCTGTAATTCTTCAAGGGTAATGCGGTCATCTATGTATAGATCGTTAAGTCTGCTCAGTTTCTTTGATAGCTCCTCTATTTGTTTCTTATAGCTCTCACGGTCTATGGTCTCAGCATTGTCTCCTGAAAATATTTTGTCCAGGTAATCAGCGTTATCTTGTAGTTTGCTTATTTCTTCTAGCACATAGGCCTCTAGCTTGTCTTTGTAGTAAAATCCTGAGTCACACTTTTTATTGTCGTTATAGGTAGTAACGCCTCTCAGCGTTCGTGGGTGCCTTTGATGGCATTCATATTTTTTTAACCTGCTCCCATCTTTCCTCTTTACACCTAGCATGATTTTTAAAGGAGCGCCACAATATCCACATTGGGCGATACCGGACAGAATGTACTTAGCTTGGAATGGTCTAGGATTGACATTCTCTGCTGCTGTCCTTTGTCTGATTTTTAGCTCAGATTGAGTCTTATCGTATTCCTCTTTTGAAATAATCGGCTCATGATTACCTGGATAAATTTCTCCCTTATACTGATTGAAACCGCAGTAGACAGGGTTATCTAGTATGGCTCTGACCGCCCGATAACTCCAAGGCACATGTTTTGGGTATTTCTCATTCAGATCATCTCTCAGCTTAGTAATGGATCTCCCTCTTATGTAACTTTCAAAGATAAACTTAACAGCCAGAGCCTGAGCTGGATTGATAGTAATGGTTCCAGTCTCTCTGTGGTAGTCGTACCCATAGGACGTCTTAGCCCACATCATAGACTTTCCAGCTTTAGCACGTCCTAGCTTGCCAAGTTGCATACGTTCCTTGATTTGCTCCCTTTCTAGCTGAGCGAAGACAGAGAGTAGCCCAATCATGGCCTTTCCAAAGGGAGTAGAGGTGTCAAAATTCTCCTGTAGGCTCAGAAAGGCTATATTATTCTTTATGAAAATATCCTCAATTAAGTAAAGCGTGTCTTTTTGACTACGGCTCAGACGGTCTAGCTTATAGACTAGGACTGTGTCAAATTTTCTTTTTTTAGCGTCTTTGATAAGTCCCTCAAGTGCTGGTCTGTCAGTATTAGATCCTGAGAAACCTCCATCAGTATATATCTTGTAGACGCTCCAGTCTTTAATATCGCAGTAGCTAGAGAGCTTAGCTTTTTGCTCCTCGATTGAGTAGCCCTCCTCAACTTGTGAGGTAGTGGACACCCTGACGTATATAGCTACTTTATTTGTTGTTATCATAGTAGTACCTCTTTCAAAATTTCCTAAAAAATGATAAAATGGGTACAAGA